CAAGGTAATTCCCATTATCTCCAGTTTGATATCTCTTATCTTATTCATCATCTGTATTCTCTCCTTTCAGTTGTTCCTCTAATTGATGTACTCGATTCTCGAGTTTGATGATTAGTTGGAGCAGTCTCATCTCAGTGTAGGTCACAGGTGGCATTCCGGTCACGGTGTCGAAGTCTCCATTGTACTTATCTGCAATCTCAGTGCAGGATTGTATAGCTCTTTCATGTGCGGTCATTGGGGCAGTGTATTCAGCCATCGATTACCTCATCTACCTCGTACTCTTCTTCACTAAAATCTTGGGGATTACCATCGTGATCTTCATCATTGTCATAGTCCCGAATGATGACTGCTACACCAGCAGGCTTCTGATCCAGATATGCAACCCCACCCCGGACATTGATAATAATTGGTTTCATGTTATTACTCCTTTCCAATATAAAGGATACTACTACTCAGGGGATTGATTGCCATGGATTTGTAAGGTGGAGGGGGAGCAGATATTTTTCCGTGTCCATCTTTCCAGTGGAGGGGTTCGATGTACCATAGCCCCTCGCTCTTGAATAAGAGCTTACCCACCAGTGAGTCCCGATCTGAGTCGGTGAATACAATTGTGATCTGATTGCCGCTTTCAATTGAGGTCATGTCAGTCATGGTAATCCTCATTATGAATCACTAAGGCTAAGTTTCCCTCTTCCCGAAGTACGGTATAGTGGGAGCTGGGATGATTAGGGCAATCCTTTCGAACAATGAAGCCACGCCTGTCCATAAGTGAATCTCTAAATCGCTCCCACTCTCTCTGGGGGGTAGTTCTGGTGCAGTGTGACACAAGATCATTACATTCACATTGGTACATCTTAGTCCTCCTCTTCTTTCAATGCTTTCTGTAAGGCACTTACCAGTCCCATGGCTGGACTACTGTCTCCAATCGTAATGGGATCGAGCACATAATCCACCGCTCCGAATAGTTTCTTCTTATTAAGAGCATATGCGAGTGCCCGGGACTTTGAGAAGTACACATAGGGTAATGTTTTGGTGAGCATTCCCGGCATGAATAATCGAACCTGCCATACTATACTGCTGTCTATCATTTTGTTTTCCTTTCTGACCAATTGGTCGTAAGTAAGATGAGTATTCCTATCAAACACACGGCATATACTTGTTCGTTCATGCAGGTCGCCCCTCTTTCGACATGATCAATATCTCGACAGTCATGTGGGCATCATCCAAGGCACACATCTCAGACTCATACCCGGCACACATGTCTACGATCTCTTCCATGTTGGCATCGGGTTCAGTGCCCTCGAATATCTGGTACTGCCATGCTTCTGAGCCGGGGATGAGATTGCCCTCAGAGTCATCCATGAGCTCACCATCCGGCTCCACCTCAATTGTATATCCCTTATATATCTCTTTCATTATGATCTCCTTTTTCGCATCTCATGGATAATCTGATGCACTTTACATAATTTCAAGTCCCACCCGATAAAAGAGCCTTTACCCTTCACCCACTTTGGCTTACATTGTTTGGAGCAGTAAGTCATGTTAGTTTCCTGCTATGGAAAGATATCCATAATCAATGAGAGTTTGAATTGCATGTTCCCAGTCCTGGGCAGGATACCCAGACTCAGGATCATCCTGCAATATTACCATTGTAATTGCCCCCTTATGGAGTGTCCATAATTCCCCTATATCGTCCCGAATAAATAAGAAGGGCTTTGGTAGCACTTTGGTTTTATTCTCCAGCTCATATCCTGCCGGGAGCATGGTCATAGCGATTTCCTCTGCCTGCTCTTGCTTAGGGGCTTCAACTAAGAATTCTTTTATTTTGTTTGCTTCATTACTCGCAGTACATCGAAATAATGTCATTATGATCTCCTCTCATTTATATGTTAGGTGTCGCAGTTTAGGTGCCCTTAGAAGGACACACCACCCGGGTGCAATTGCTTGCCCTCTAAGTAACCGTTACCTTCATCATCATAGAAGATAATATCAGGGATATCCAGAGACTTAGCAATGGCATCAGGCTTTACCCGGGCAATCCGATCCCTGCCCATGGCAAGCTGTTTATCTGGATCACGTCCAGCGTCCTGCATCGCCCGGACATACTGATCAATCTCTTCCCGGGCATGATCAACATCGATATCATACAGGTCAGACAGTGGTGCCCGGGCAAAGTCAACTTCATGCCCACCTTCATTATCGTACCAGTGATACCCTGCATCATCAGAATAGAAACCCTTCTCCCCGTTACCCATGGATATTTGGCTCCAGTCATAGAAATAGTCAGGGTCAGTGAATTGGAATATGCAGGGACGGGAGTAATTGCATCGAGCATCCCCGTGAAGGTGGATTTGAAGTACCACGTATTCCTCACCCTTATAACTGAGTCGGGAGTATTGGAAATCATGGCTCAGGGCATTATCCCCGTTGTAAGTATTATCCCCCCGGGGATCATCGATCCCAAGGCTATCGAACCATGCCTGCACAGTGGTGTACCATGCTTCGAAGGGGTGCCGGGTCTCGCTGAACTCATTGAGTAATTTGGTGAGGGCTTCAGAATATTCTACCCGGTACCTGAGGAAGTGGAAGGTATTGAGAGTCACGCCCAGCCCGTACTCATCCACATGCAGGACTGATTCAGGCTCAGCAGTCAGGGATTCGAGATCACGCCCGAGCATATCAGCAAGGTTTATATCAGTCAGGTTCTGTGTCATCTGGTTATACTCCGAATGGCGATCCGTTCATCATCAGTCAATCCCTGAGCAGTATCAGCCAGTCTGCATAATACCGAAGCAAATTCGAAGGCTTCCCACGTGCGATTGAGATAACATATCTTAGCAGGCTTCTGGATGCTCCAGACCCCATCCTTACTTCTCACACTGACCAATGATCCATCCCTTAGGACGCTTGCCACGTGCCGGAACCCGGAGCGTGTGTCCTCGCAATCACATATGATTGAAAGATCATCACTCACCTTGAAAATTCTACGAGATAAAAGTTTACTCATTATCTGCTCCCTTCCATTGCATAGATTACATCCTGTAATACATCGATAATTGCATACAATGTATCATTGTTCGGGTATGCAATTGAATTCAATAATTTTACCTGCTCTTCGAGATCATCCAGTCCGAGGTTTGGGATAGTTACATCATAATTACCCCGGTCATTTTCGACTGCTGTGATTTTATCAGTGTCCATCAAGTTACCCATTATATACTCCCTTCCCGGGCAAATTCCCAGTCAGTATTATTGTAATGAAAACCATAACTGGCGTGGTTCTTATTGCTGAACCATATCTCTAATTTACCTGTGGAGAGGTCACGAAAGACTGCTTCATCCTCTCCAAGGTATCGAACCAATTTATAACCTGCCTTGCTTATTGATTCTTTCATGTTATCCTTTCCCGTACTCCATAAGTGTTAGATGATAATATCTTAGCACGTTATATTTTATTTGTCAAGTGTTATTTTACGGCAATTTATAAATGTGACCTTGCCGTATGCAGTTTGGGCTCCAGCTTGCAGGGCTTCACGCTTCAATCTATACCCCCCGGTCACATATGCATACACGTGCCCGTACTCCACACGCTGAGGGGTGCGATCACTGTAAAACACCTGCACGTCCGGGCTATCCTTCAACTTTCCAATATAATACATGGTGTTATGGTCTCCCTTCAGGGTTGTTCGTGCCGTATTTTAGGTGCACTTGATTATTTATATACATGATAATAAAAATAGTCTTACCCGGTGAAGGGTAAGACTATGATTACAATAAAGATCAGGATTACAAGCGCCCGGGTTGCATACAATACTATTCTACCCGAGGTCATTACGATAAATCCATGGTGTCGCGTGATATACTCATGTGATCCCTGAAAGGAAAGGTACCTGCCTTAGTGATTACGGACCACTTCCAATCACGCTGGATTACATTGAACCCGAGATCAAATTGATTACTGGCTTGATTCATGCGCACCTTAGTGGTTGCAGTCTGCCAACCCCCGGAATTCAGGGTAATTGTATCGTCCGTAAACGTTACTACGTCCGTATTATGATACGTGACCTTAGTTACTCCGTCCTTGCATGATACAGTGGTGCAATGCGATCCAATTCTGTTAGTTTGTGGCATGTTATCCCTTCCCTTCAGTGCATAAACCTTGATCAATCAGTGACCGGGCAAGTCGCCCGTAAAATCCTTGGAGACTCCAGCAAGCGCCCGAGTCAATAAGAGATTGTACTGCTTCAATCACTTCATCCTGTGTGTGATCTTCCCCATCAAACCCCTCGATAATACCGCATGCAGTGTAACTATCCATTTTATTTTATCCTGTCTCTAAGTGTGAATGAATAACCCGGGTCATATGAGTATGATAATTCATACAACCCGGGCATGGAATATGCTATCCTATCCGACCCCGTGATAAAGTAACTGTTACTTGCAGTCCCCGGGGTTCAATCGTTGAGGGTACGGTTCCCCACTTCTCCGGGTTGATTCGCTCCAGCTCACGGTGAAGCTGAGCGATTTCACGTTTTACCCCGGGCTTGTCGCGCTTGCCGTTCAGGCATGCAATACGACTGATAATACGTTGTTCTTCTGGAGTGTTATTATTCGAATACATGGTATATACCTCTTTCATAATTGGAGTGCACCAAATTGTACACTGATTGACTGACTGCATAAGGGAAGCATAGTGTCAGTATGCAGTCAGGTTATCAGGTTACAATCTATGAGATAAAGTACAACTTGCCGTTGACTTCGAGACTAACACAGTCTTGATTATATGACTGCTGCACCTCATGTGCAAGGTGTACAATCGGAGCTATGCTTTTATCGACACAAAACACAGTAAAGAGAGTAATGCTATCACCTATCAGGTTTTCTTCTGTGTCGATCCATAATCCACGGTTATCCGGTGTAACGGTGCAACCCCCGGCTATAGCTGATAACTTCTCGGCATAATCTAAGATAGCATCCGGGTTATTATCCGGCAAGTACAATACAACTTTATTACTGAGTGACTCGAATTGTTCAAGTAAGTGAAAGGTTCTAGCATTCATTATGTTTTATCCTTTATCTAAGTTGAATAAGTAAGTACAATAAGATAATAGCAGGTTATAAGTGTAATGTCAAGGGGTTTGAGGGAATTCATACAATGATACAATTAGTACAATGATACAATCTGGATTGTCAGACAATCGGGGTTCAAGTGTAGTGGTGCGTTTGCGACAATCTCGCCCGTTTGGATTGTCAGACAATCGACATGATACCTGGCGGCTATGGGTCGCAACCCTAACATGCATGCAGTGATCTCATTACTTCCGATTACTATAAATAATCAGAAGCTATTATGCGCATGCTCAGGGTAGAAGGGAACAGCTCGGGAGGGGATTCGATGTAGTGTGTGTATGTGGGGTAGGTATCCTATTTAGTCTATTATTCTAGTATGTTATCTGACCAATTTCTGCATACCTTCCTACCCCATGGTCGATAAGGACTTTACCGTACTTTACTCATATCTACGGTAACTCCCTTCTCCAGAATATAGCCTGCTAATTAGATTGGTCATATAACCAATTGTTTTGGTCAATACAGCCTGCTCATCTATATTCTGCCTTTATAGCCTACGCAGTTATATTCAATTGTTATTATCATATGACATTTGCTGCGACACGAAAATTGGTGCTTGACATTTCACATTATATGGTTATAATGATTATTGATATAAAGGAGGTGTAAGTATGAGTGAAATAAAATGCAGCGTATGTGGTGCCACTCCAATGGAAAGTGAAGATATCTATGGGGATATGTACGGCGAATATCGTCATCGTCACCTTAATCAATGTATTTGCTTCCTTCAGTCCTGCGTTTTCAATTTGTCTGGGGCGTTGAGGCTCATATTAGATCAAGTAGATTATACTGTTGGAAATTGCAGAGTAAATGAAATGGTAGGTGGCGTGCTTGACCCTCTAATTATTAAAGCAGCCAAAGAGGCGCTGAAATGAGGCGAATGGTTAGGAAGGGCAAAGTAAAAATTAATGGGAAGTGGTATGCTCCAAGGCAAGTTCCACATTACGATCTTCCTTATGATGGTAGGTTAGATAATACTCAGCAACTATTCGGGACATATCCTGAAGAAGGTCGTTTTGTTGCGTTACTGCATGCTCCTGCTATTAATGGAATTGTTGAATGGACTTTCTGGGAGATGTGTGAATGATGGTATGTAGTTGTAGGGAATGGCTGATCCACATAACTAAACTCGGGTGTGTTGTTTCTGTAGCTTGGATCCATGGATTCCCACTTAATGAGGATTTTCTTCATTTTAAGTTCTGTCCTTGGTGTGGTAAAGAGTTACATATAGAAGGGGAAACCGATGAATTGTGAGGACTGTAGGTGTCAGATATTTGCGCAAGATCGGTGCTGCCCCAGATGTGGTGCTCCTATGCTTAAGGTACCCTCAATGATGGAGTATTCACCCAGACGACATATGAATATGTCCAGCACTTGGTTTGATGAATTCGTTGGGGGCAGTTCTGATAATTATGGCGGGACAGGATTTCCAGTTAAACTGGAATGGAACGGAAAGGAGATTAAATGAACCGTAAACAAAAGAAAGTGTTAGGCTGGGCAATACTTATGACTGTAATTAATGGTATATTCATTGCCTTAGGGCTGGGAATATCGTGGGAAGCGTCAGGAATTGTATTTCTTAGTTTTCTCGGAGTAGCAGCATTTTACGGTATTATCATACTTGGCTTTAATTTAATTATGAGTGATTGAGCCAATGAGAAAACGTACTTGGATATATGTTCAGAAGCCTGCGGAATACTCCATTCACTGTGATAAGTGTGGTGGGGATAATATCGAGTGGAGTGAGTATGAACATAAGATCTGGTGTTATGACTGTCAGATCGATACCGATGGGGATGGTGGTATCTTCGATGGTCCTATTCCATTAGGTTGTTCTCAACTTCTGGGGATCTGCTTCAATCGAATTAACCTGAAAAAGAATAGGGTTGAATATCCACGTTTCGTTGGGCATAAGATTAAATACTTCGCAAAAGATGCTCCCTTCGGTATTCATGTTCCTTCGGATAATGTGTAATATGTTGATCATTATCCTTTGTTTTATGTGATAATGTGCAATATAATAACCATTATCAACAAATGTTGAAAGGAGTAGTATGATTAATATTGAAGATATAATCAATGCAAGGAAGGTAAGATATCTAACGGTTGCTCAGCTTTTTGAGAGTGAAGTCCTCGATATTACTGCGGCTATAGATTGCTTGAAGGGGAACCTTGACCCTGATGATGATAGTACATTCTATGATGATAGTAATCTACCCGTGAAGAACATAGAGCAGGGGTTATTTATGATTGATCTTAGTAGGGAGTTTATACTATGAATCCCGATAATCTTTCTACTGAAGATGCAATTGCAGTTTTCGCTCTTACCGAGAAATATATCAAAACTCTCAAGTGGAGTAAGGGAACTGATGATTACATCAAGACTCTTGTAATTGGCAATATTCGAGGATTCTTTATGTGGCTGTTTAAGAATGATTTCATTAGCCCATTGGGCTCTTACATCGAGGGAGATTAGATGATAATTCCCGTATGCTTAATACAATCTGAATGGCCTCCCACGCTTACGCACGGCGACCTAAAATTTGATGAAGTCTTAGAAAGTGTTCAAAAACATGGAATCTTAGAGCCACTCACAATCAATTTGAAGTGGCATATACTGGACGGAAATCATCGACTCGCAGTTGCAAAATTTCTTGGAGTAGAAAGAGTTCCAGTACGTGTGTGGTCCGGAACTCAGTTTATAGAATGAAGGGAGAATAGATGAGTACAGATGAGCCATATGATGAGATGTTTGGCTTTCGCTATCAATACTCTCAATTCTTAGGACTGGAGGGGGAGGATATGAATTGGATGTTGGGTAAAGCTCTTGAACATGCGCGAGATGATTTCCGTGAAATCTTTATCTATAAAAGAGGAATATCCTACTGGATGACAAATGTAGGAGTTCCATTAAAAGAACGAGTCGCTAGGGTTTACCCGGGAGGTCGAATTGAGTATAGGCCAGAGTAACGGTTACTTCAAACGGTCAAATATATTTGTACAGTTTTGGGCGAGGATTGTCATGGCATATAAGCACATGCGCTATCCCCAGAGTATTTGGTTTGGTGGATCCATTCCCAGAGAGACTGCGCTCAAGTGTGTCGGTCCGGGGTGGTCCTTGTTCATTAACCAACTATATGATGCCAAGCCTAAGCGTACTAAAGTGTGGCAGGTGAAGGAGAAATATGCAGGACTCCGGTTCTACATATCCTCTGCCCCGCGTTGGTATCACGATCTTATCTCTTATTACGAACATAAGAGCTATGAGACCTGCGAAGTCTGCGGGAACCCGGGAGTGGAGCGTACTGACCTTGGGTGGTATCTGACTCTATGCGATGAGCATTATGCCGAAGAGAAAGCGAAGCGAGGAAAATGACTTACCATCATCCAAGTGAGTATCCCATGGAGCATAAGTATGGAGACCCTTATTATTGTTATGTGTGTGGTAACGTAGTGGGAGATCGAAGTGGAGGTGAGAGCGCAGGTCGCGGAATCTTTGACATATCTGAGAGAGTGTACCATGTTGTCCATTTTAAATGTGAGCATTATTATTACGCTGGGCATAATTGGGCTGGGGCCAAACTTCCTGAGGAGATTCATCTCATAACTCAGCGGTATTATATTGATCATTACTATCATTGGGATTGGTTGATTTAAAGGAGATACAGTGATAACATACGGACTGCTTAAGATTATTATTCTGATTGGGATTATCTTATATATCCTTACTACTATTGCAGAGGAATGGAATCCTCTTCGAAATACTTTAGAGTATTGACTTATGGAGAATGTGTGTGTTATAATGGTAGGTAACAGTACCCGGGACGCTTAGCACTGATATGCAGTCTGAAAGGTCCCTACAGGTCCGAGCGAACCGACCCGGGTCATTTATTCTGGGCAAAAGAAAAGGAGACATTAAATGGTTGAAGTAAAGAAAGCAGATCTGAAAGAAGCACTGGTGATTAAGTTTGATGGTATTAACTTTGGTGCCATGGATCTCGAGAAAGCGAAAGCCTTGCGCGATGAGCTCAACAGTTATTTCACTGAGCCCGAAGAAGAATGCGTGTGCGATGACTGTCCTTTCACGATTGAAGTGAAGGTCAAAGGTGGAGGACCTGCAATACTGCAAGATGTGAAATATGATCCCCTGCTTCAGCAGAGTGTGTTTACCTTTTTAGTGTAAGACAGTGCGGGCTAGACTGGAGTGGTCCCAGCGGGGTGTCATAAGCCCTACGAGGTGAGTTCGATTCTCACGCCCGCTACCTAGTTGTGTGTTTGTGGGAAGTATGTCATGCAGTTGGCTACTGCTTAGAAGAGTGACATAGCCCTGCCAGTGGGTCATTACCCACCTCCAGCCAGAGGTTGCTAAAACGACTACCGGATACGGTGTGCCTATATGCATAAAACAACTGGTCACGACTAACCCTCATGTCCTTTGTGGATAATGAGTATCCGATCCCGTAGAGATACGTGATCAGCCGCGGTCAATAGTGCTGCTTCGGTGGTACGTTGGATTGTACAGTCCAGTTGGCTGCATGTGGAGTGAGTATCGAGAACTTAAACTCGAAATCTCGGCTTCGTTTTGCTGAGTCGCGTGGTGAAATTCCACCTCCACGATCACCTGTTGCTACTCGAGATGCAACTAAAATAAGCTCGAGCACAATGATGGATTGGGCGTGTCCCAGTCGGCAACTCCCCCTCGGGACCTTGGGACTTCTTGGGGGAGTTTGCTATTTTGGTGCTTGACAATTAAAATTATTTATGCTACTATGTACCTGAAAAGGAGGTGCGAATGAGGGATAGGACAGTAAAGCAATTGCATGCAGTTATTCGTAAATTCACCTTAAAATGGAAGACTGCGTTATTTCTCGGAATGTGGAAGATTGATTGGAGCATCAAGGAGTGGCTGACTAGCGAGACCAAAGATTTTCAATGCATTGCCAGATGTGAAACTGATTGGAGATACTTTGAAGCAACTCTTAGTTTTAGCCATTTGAAGATGAAAGATATGAGCGAAGAAGAAATTGAGAAGACTGTGATTCACGAACTTCTGCATGTCGTTCTGAATGAAATGCGAGAGGGTGGCGTTGAACATGAGGAAAGAGTGGCTAGTCATCTCACCATGGTAATGAATTGGTTGAATGGAGATACAAAAGATGGCAAAGATTAGTTACCCATTAGAGCTACCACACCCAACAGGCCCAGAGGGGTGGATGGGCTGGGCGCTGGCCCTGCGTGATCAAGTGCGTAAGTTACTTGAGGCAGGCGGAGATTTAATGACCAGTGCCGCCGTGGAGGATCCCAAGGATTGGGATAATATTCAAGCATGGCGGGCTGCAGAAGTTGAGGCAAGGAAAGTATTGGAGGAAGTGTGAATCGATGTAAATGTAAGTTATGTGGAGATATCATAATTAGCAAACATCGTCACGACTTTGTAAGATGCAGTTGTGGAGAGATCTTCACTGATGGTGGGGACGATTACATTCACAGAGGTGCGGGGGATTTTAATAATCTGATAGATCTGCCGGGATCTGAAGAGATGCATCAAGAAGAGTTAAATGCTATCCTACGAAAAGTCGTATAATAAGATGAGAAATGAAGGAGGTGTAAATGAGTCCAAGTATAGTTAAACCAGTAACAGCCTATCCGAAGCCTAAGATCCCAGCGTGGGGTAAGCCCCTCAGTCCGAGGGTTCCTCCAGTTCCATCTGTTCGTGAGGGTGGCACACCAATCAAAGATGTAATTGCAGATATTAGAGATTGGTTCCAGCGGGCGAAAGTTCAACTGCAGGGATTTAATCCCAACTCGTGGGGACAATCTGGTCCGGGGTATTTCCAAGGAATTCCTGCTCCGAAGCCGGGACCGTCCGCGAAGAGTCTTTATGATCAGAATGTGCCATCCAATTTGAAGATTCAATGGCCATGGACTCCGAAGAAATAGGAGGCAACATGATGGAAGTAAAACAAGGAGCCCCGTTCCTACGGGTGGAATACACGAACAGTTTTGGAGATCGGCATGAAGCCTGTCACGATTTATTCGATAACAGTGTGGACTCGATAATCTCTGGAGTCCTGCACGACCTGCTCAGTTTCGGATTCGCTGAAGGGTCGATCAATGATACTCTGGTAAACATCTGTGAAGAACGTAACCTATTAACCGATTATGGTGTGGAGAATGAGGAGGATCTGTAATGGAAATATTGGATTATGTACCTGTTGAGAAGTATCAGGAAATGGAGCGGCTTATGGAGGAGTATCGCGCCTCGTGGTTCGCAACTCTTTCGGTACTGCTGCTCCGTAACGATTTGAAAGTAACTGTTACTAAGGAAGAAGTAATCGAAGCCCGTAAGCTCGTCATCACCAAGAACGATCTGGAAGATGGCAGTGTCGAATTCACAGCTGAGATAGTTGAGCCAGTTAAGGAAGCAGAACCCGTGGAGGAGATGAGTTAATGATTGTTATTCTTGGATGCTCCGCCTCTGGGAAGAGTACGATTGAGAGGAAATTAACTGAGCATGGGTGGAATAGGATTATCAGCTATACTACTCGACCCGTCCGTACTGGGGAAGTTGATAACATAGATTATCATTTTATCTCTAAGTGGGAGTTCGCAGAAAAGAATGCGGCTGGATTTTTTGCTGAGGATACAACATATAACGGCTGGTATTACGGAATTGCAAAGGAAGATTGTTGCGATGATGCCATAGCAGTGGTGGAGACAACTGGATTTCGTCAGTTGCGAGCTAATAAAGATTTGCATGTAATTTCTTTCTATATACAAGTGGAAGAACGGGATAGGGTTATTCGAATGATGAAGCGTGGAGATAATGTGATGGAATCATTCCGCCGAATCATTTCCGATCAAGGGACATTTGCTGGAATAGAGAGAGAAGTTGATTGGGTTATTGCTAATCCCGAAGGGCAGATGGAGTCTGCAGTTGTTCAAATATTAGAGAGAGTAGTTAGGGAGAGAATGGGAGGACAATCTGATGGGACATTTATTTCCAGATGAGAATGAAGATTGGATCGAAGATGTGGAAGCAGATCCTGATAACGATATTAATCCCTTCTACGATGATGACGAAGAAGAATACATCGATTGGGATGAAGACGAGTATCCTGAGCATGATTTACTAGGCTGCTGATTCCCACCCCCTTTTCGCAACTTCCCGTTGGTTTATTCCTGCGGGAAGTTTGCATTTAATATGTAAAATATGATATAGTTAGGTAGTAGCATTGCGCATAGATTTATGGAGGATGTAATGAATTACGGTGTGCGTTGGGATCGTAAGGTGGGTGCTTGGATTGTATATTCCAAAGAAACAGATAAAATAATTGCAAAGTTTGATACCTGCGAGGCTGCGAAGAAAAGGCAGCACGAGTTGATTAATGAGCGTGACTTTAATTTGAGACGAAAGTAACGGTTACTTAATGGAGAAATCAATTTGATTCCTTTTGTTGAATGGATGGACGATCCAGAGCATGGCTTCTTTGTCCGAGAGGTTTGGAGCGATGAGGAGAGTAAATGGATTGGGCCCGGAAAGATGCGACTGCGAGATTTCCAGCGCAGAATCTTTAATCATTTATTTACTTTAAATGACCAAGGAAAATTTCCCTATGAAACTATCTTATATTCAACTGTCAAGAAATCGGGTAAAGCTCTAGCACTGGATACTAAGATTCCAACTCCGACAGGTTGGACAACTATGGGGGAGTTAAAAGTTGGAGATGAAATATTTGGAAGTAGTGGAAAGCCAACTAAAGTCACCTTTGTGACAGATGTAATGGAGAATCGTAAATGTTATAAGATGAAATTCTCATCTGGAGATGAAATTATTGCAGATGCAGAGCATCAATGGTCCGTTTCAAGAAGAGGTGGTCATTCATATGCTTGGAAGTCTGATATTGTAATGACAACAGAACAGATGATTCCAGATTTAGTGGTTCAAGATTATATTAATAGTAAGGGATATCATACGCTAAATCGGAGATATAAATTAACGGAATCACATGGAATAGATTTGCCAGATGTGGATTTACCTGTATCTCCATATGCTTTTGGATGTTGGCTGGGAGATGGAGATTCTCGCGGGGGCCGTTTAACTATAGATGAATTAGATGAAGAGATCACAGAGAGAATTATGGCTGAAGGGGATTTAATACAGAAACATCCCCAAAAGAATAGGACTACAGCCTATAGCATATCGGATGGGACTAAAGGAGGAAGCCTAGAGAAAAAATCCCGCACATTCGGAGGACGACTACGACACCTCGGAGTTATTCATAATAAACATATCCCTGTGCAATATCTCAGAGCCTCAGTGGCCCAGAGGTATGCACTCTTACAGGGGTTAATGGATACGGATGGATATGTGAGTATTAAAGGAAGATGTGAGTTTACCTCTACGAACATTAACATTGCAAATGGGGTATCGGAATTGCTGGCATCTTTAGGCATTAAGAATAATATTATAGTTGGGGAGGCAAAATTAAATGGAAGATATATCTCCCCAAAGTATCGGATCCATTTTCAGGCGTATAAAACTAATCCAGTCTTCCACCTAAAACGAAAATATGATCGATTAAAAGATGCCCCGACTAAAAGTTCTAAATGTAATCGAGTTATGATAGAGAGCATAGAAGAAGTTGAGTCCGTTCCAGTTCGCTGTATTCAGGTGGCCGCATGGGATGAGTTATACTTAATAGGTACGGGATTCATTCCAACTCATAATACCGCGATAGCAGCAGCAATAGAGGCGTGGTATGCTGAACAACTCCCCCCAGATTCCTATCTTTATTGCATAGCAAATGATGAGGAACAAGCTGAGGGGTTAGTCATGGGAGATATTCGATATCACGCTAAAGAAGCTGGATATCGAACATTAAAGGGCATGGTAGAATATCCTAATGGTACAACTATTAGGTCTCTAGCCCAAAGTTTTAAATCTGTAGCAGGCGCTCGGCATGCTATGACTGTATTTGACGAATTGTGGGGCTACACTTCAGAGGCCAGCCGCAGGGCTTGGGATGAAATGACACCTATACCCACGGTCCCAAATTCTCTTCGGGTGATCGCTACTTACGCTGGATTTGAAAATGAATCTGATTTACTGTGGGATTTGTATTTGCAGGGAGTTGGAACAGATGAACATGAAAAGGGATTGGGGAAACCCATACCTGAATTAGAAGATTTACCTTGTTGGTCTAATGGTGGCTTGTTTACTTATTGGGATCACGAGCCGAGAATGCCTTGGCAGGATGAGACTTATTATTCGAACCAGCGGAAATCCCTTCGCCCATCTGCATATCTCAGGCTTCACACGAACTCTTGGACCTCATCAAATGAAGAATTCCTACCAATTGAATGGTGGGACAGAGCATGTAAGGCATTTGAGAAGCCAGCAGATCAGGATCCGAAGCATCCATTTAGAGGTGGGCAAGTTATTATCTCCGTAGATGCTGCCCCGAAGCGAGACTGTACCGCAATTAGTGGATGGACACACGATTCTATTCGCGGCAAGACGATTATGCTCTTTAATCGCATCTGGACCCCTGAAAAAGGTAAGGATTTTGATTTAGAGGCCACAGTTGAGGCTTATATCCTCGAGAAATCTAGGAAATTTAACATAGTTTCAATAGTTTATGACCCGCGAGACCTTCATCAGACCATGACACGCCTTCGTTCTCGTGGATTGCCTTGCAATGAGTACGTTCAGCAGCAAGAAAACATGGTCAGGTGCAGTCAGGCGCTGTATGATGCCCTGAAATTTGATAATATTGAGGCCTACCCTGACGAAGAGTGGCGAAAACATATCCAAATGGCAACCGCAGAGAACTCTACTCGCGGATTTCGCATAGTAAAAGAGAAAGGGAATCGCAAATCTCACGTAGATGGTGCGATTTCAACCGCAATGGGAGTATATGACGCAATTCATCGCTCCGAAATTTATTCTGGAGACGAAATCAGGGTGCATTCTCCATTTGCTGACACCAGTACATGGGATAAACCCAATAACGGTCCGAAATTACCGTGGGAATTCATGGAGTAAGGAGAAATTATGGCAGGAGTCTTAACACAAGAAGAGCAAGATGTAGTTTCCCGCATTCAACGGGCGAAAAAAGAGTGTGGACCGTGGCACGATAAGATTGTTATGCGTAGAAAGCTCTACAATTTTGATCATTATGATGGAGATGCGCGACCCGGGGAACACCGCTACATCGATCCCACCTACACGAACACGGTAGATCTGAGCATCGGCATATTGCTGGGTAACGACATGCGCTGGCATGCTGTGAACTGGAAGCCAGATGCGGCTGGGCAGATTCAGGCGGATTCGATTGAGAAATTCCTGAATGGTATTATCGAGATCAATAATTTCCGTGAGGAGTATAACATTCCTTACGAAGTATACAAACATTTCACCCGCGATGGTGCTGGAGTGCTGTATTCCCCGTGGGATAAGGGCATCGCTAACCGAGCTCTCATTGAAATTGAAGAAATGAATGAAGAGAGTGAAACATCCTTCGAAACAACTCTCGTGTACGAAGAACCCCCACTTCTGGCTCAGGTGATCGACCCCCTGAATATTATTGCTACGACTGGCGGGCATAAACGCTGGGATATGATAGCCTGCCTCGAGAAGATGAGTGTGGCGGACGTAGAAGAACGCTTTGGAGTTACCCTCGAGCAGTATAAGGGCTCCACTCTTGAAGATAAACGATCTGCAGAGGGGGACCTGATTGATTATTGGGAACTCCGCGCAGTCGAGAAGACTAAGAAAGTAAACGGAGTAAAGGGGACCCTTAAATACTGGGAGCCCCAAGTTCGCTGGGCTGTGTTATTTAATGATGATTTCATTAAACCACTCAAGGTAGCGAATGGCTACAAGGATTTACCTTACACCATTGGATTCTTCCAGCCCGTAGATAAGGATAATCCCAAAGAGTGGACCCGCAGCATTTTGGATCCGCTTATTCCCTCAGTTGAATTACTGGAGAAATCAATTAATCGCAGGCAGCATCAGATCGATGTTTATTCTTCACTGCCTATCTTAGCCCGTACTCGTAACGGTAAGAAACTTGTGTTCGATCCCGGCATGGCTGAGAATGTAGTTAACCTCGATGTTGAAGACGAAGTTTCATTCCCGCTGTGGCCCGGTAACGCACCCGATGTGCAGAATCAAATCGACTTCGTGCGGGCGCGAGTACAGCAATCCGGCTTCTCTGATGTTATGTTTGGTTCAGGTAATTCTCAGGAGTCTGGGTATGCCCTGTCTCAACTTGGAGATCAGAATCGTATTCGCCTCGAGCAGCCTGTGACTCACCTTGAAATGCTATGGTCACAATGGGCTAAGAAGATTCTCGACCTGACTCAGTATTTCGCAGAGGACCGCAAGGTGCGGGTGTACGGACGAGCTCGCGGGCAGGATTACGCTGAAATGGTGAAGGGTACGGGGCTATCTGATTTCTTGGTTAAATGTGAGATCAAGCCTGAGTTCCCGAATGAGAAAGTTCGTAATCATGCCATGGCTACGCAGGTTAAGGGCATCTTGGATGATATCACCATCATGGAAAATTACCTTGGAGTTGAGCAGCCCACGGATGTGCGCACTCGTAAGATTGCACAGCAAGCTCTTGATAATCCAATTATGATGCAGTATGCATTGATTAAACAGTTCCGCGCCTTAGGTGACACTGATAAGGATGCGAAATTGGTTCTGCAGATGTTAGAGAAGCAAATGCTCCAGCCCGCCAAGGGTGAAGAGGGAAGTAATCCCGAACAACTCACAGGCTTACAGTCTCCGACAGGTGATCCAACTTCTCAGGCTATGGGTGGAATGCCCGCAGG